ACAATCTTTGCAACACCGGCTGCAGCATCAGGTTATGTACCTTTTGAAATAAGCCCTGGTGGTGGAAATGTAGATTGTTTAAGTAGAATTTATAAATCTAGTCAGAGTATAACAAGTAATCCTACTTGGGGTACTGCTAAGTTTATTAATGATGGAAAGGTATTACCGCCAATGTCATGGGCTATGTTTGTCTATGATAAATGCAGAATTGTTGGAAAGGGTGCACCTCGATGGACCATCTCCAATACTACTAACTCATCAGTGGCTGATATATATTTTGAAAGCAAGTATCTAACATATCTTTTTAAAGACCCAGGAAAGTATATGATAACATTGGAACTTACTGATACGAATGGGAATAAATATAAAAAAGGTAGAAATATCTTAAATATAAAAGAGATAGAAATATTTCAACAAATTTAAAACAAATAAAATAAAATGGCAATCAGCGTAACAGAAATTTTAGGAACCGATTCTTTATCAGGATCGAGGTTAGTTATTAATGATAACTTCAATGTTCTTGCTAGTGAAATTAATGCAATGGAAGTATATTTTGCTCCAACTGCAGGTACAATCACAAATTTAAATAATCTTTCCACAGAAGCATTAAGAGTTGGTTTAAGTACTATACTGCTTGATATTAATGCTAGTACTTTTGATATTCTAACGAATGTTAAAATGTCAGGTAATTTAAATTTAAATGGTGGTGGTTTATTCAGAAATGATACAAACCCAACACCACTTAATGATACTACGGCAGGAGGTAATGCAATTAATGTAGGTACAAGTACTGCAATTCCACCTTATTCAATTAATAGGTGTGGAAATACAGATATTACTTCACCTGTAGATATACAACTTTATCAAGGTGCAGTAGGGCAAGAGATATTCTTTATGTGTACTGAAGGAAGTGGTGATGTTAAAATAGCTTCACCTAGCGGATTAAACTATATAGTAACAACAGGTACAACTAATACTATTACTTTAAATGCAGTAGGACAAACGGTACATCTGGTATCAATTGACAATGGATCAGGCCAAGGTGTTTGGTTTATTGCCGGTGGAACAGGGTATGTATTATCATAATTAATTAAAGAAAAAACTATACATGGCAACAACGCCCTTAATCAGAACTCCGCAAGCAGATGGGGGAACATTTTATACGTTCTCTTCCTCTGCTAAAGACTTATCTAGAACTCTCAATAATGACGAGCTCAAATTAGTCTTTTCTAAATTTGTGCTTCTTAATCTACCAGATATGGATAGATTGGATCCTAATACATTTAGTCAGTTTCAAAATTATATGCAATTTGATACTATAGATGGTGCAATATGGAATGGCGGATTAAAAGGTGATCCTAATGTTAATTTTACTGAAAGTCTTCAAAATTACGCGCTGAATTTAGAAGAGCTTATTATTAGTGATGCAACATATGATAATACTACAAACTTAACTGTTACAGAAAGGGTATTCTTTAAATGGCTCAAGGAAACCGGAGCAATAAGATTTAGAGAAGCTACTGTTTTAGAAAAAGCAAGCGGTTTAACCACACCTAGGTTTGTTGAAGAAGATGAAGTTACGTCCGGGACTCGACAATACAGAAGAGTTGTTAGATATATTGGTGAAATTGATATTGTAAATAATGTGGATAAAGCCGGAGAAGCTTATACAGAATTATATATTAATGTACCAACAGAGGTCGGTAGAACACCTACAGTTCTCTTTGATTCTATATCTGATACGAATTATCAACCGTCATTAAAAATCCAAGGTACAAGTGAGTATATAATGGGAAGGAATGCCGCAACAGTTCACCCACAAGGATTAGATATGTTTGCATTTTATGATTATGATCAACCGCTACAGGGCACAGGACCTGCAGGTTATCATTTACCTTATGTCACGGCTTCACTAACAGACCCATCACAACCAATTTCTGGTGGTAATTGGATGGATGAAACTACCCCACCTAATACTGTAGATTCTTACTTTACAGAACCTAATACATTTACTAGTGTTCTTAATGCCAATATTCAAAAAGTTGAAGCGGATTACGATAATCCTCCAGGCTATACTGCATCTGCTTATGTAAGATCTGAATTAGATGGAATCTCTGTAGATTTTAATCCTAATGATTATCAACAGATTGTACAAGATGCAACTATAAGTAATATACCACAGTTTAATGGAACTGATTTAGCTGAATCATTTGAATTTAATGCAGTCTTAGTTTATTATGATATGGTAGACTTAAGTGATTCAAGTAAAACCAAAACAAACTTATACGGTATTTTAATTTTAGATAATATAACACCTACAACAGATGGTGGTTATATTCAAAGATACCCAAAATATAAACCTAATCTTGTAACAGGCCAAAACGGTAACAGTTATGGATTTAAAATTAATCTAAGATTTGATGCTTCACCTGGAACGGCGGGTATTGATACAATTGTAAATGATTATAACACATTTTCAATGGGATTATTTTCAGATGCATCTGCACAGTTACAAGCATCGGCTCAAATATTTCAAAGACAGCAATTAGAGATAGCTGATATAGAATTAAGATTAGCTGCTGTTGAGAATACTCTTAACTCAGTTAGTACATCTGCATTCTTACAGTCTCAGATTAATAATTTACAAACACAAATTGATAATGCTTCATTAGCTTTTGCTAGTAGTACTACGTTATTAGACTTAATTGCTAAAAATTCTGATGAAATTCAAAAATTAGCCAATGGTGAAGTTGCTACAACTTTACAATACAATACTGATGTTGTTAGACAAGGATCAGGAATAAGTGTTAATACTAATACACCAAACCAAATACAAATATCTAATAATGTACAAGCATATAATTTAATGGTTCCTTTTGATAGTAGCGATGTTCAGATTACAGCAACGGCACCATTAAATTTAAATGTAGTTGCGCCAAGCGCGTTTGTAGATTTAAGTACATATACCAATATGTTAAGGTTAGATACCATTAATACTGCAAATGGAGATTTATCCATTTATATTGATGATACTGATACACAGTGGAGAACTGGGCAAACTGTAAGATTAACATTTAATAATATTCTTCTTATAGGATCAAGAAATATAAAAATATATACTGATGCACCTAGTAGGCTTAACACTGGTTCATTCGGTAAATTAGTTGCAGATATACCTAATTCAAAATTAAGTAATATTCCAATCATTGATATAATTTGTACAGAGCGAGGCATATTAAATTTTGTATATGATTGCATTAAATAAATAATAAAATTGAAACCTAGATAATGGCTGAAAATAATTCAATACAAACAATGCTACCTGAGCTGTTAAGACTCTTTAACAATTCACTGGAGAGCTTTGAGAAAGTTAATCAAGCGATTACATCAAGCAGAGAATCTGTAACTGTTAATATTCAAAATAATGACGGGACTAATTCTAGGATTACTATTCCAAGTTTTGGGTTTCTTAAAAACTCAGTTGATAGATTAAATACAAATATTAATACTATTACGAATTTTAATGATGGTGATAGTTCTATAAGATTAGCTGATGGTACATTTAGAAAATTAGTTTTAGCTAAGTTACCAACAGAGGCACTAGACTTAACTTCATTAAATTCTATTAATGAATTTGACATTAAACCTAATTGGTTTTTTGAAGAATTAATTAATCCTTTATTATATGTAGCCTTTGATATTACAGGACAGGCTCCTATTGATACTGAGAGAGCAATTGTCCAAAGATATATTTTAGATACTAATTCTCAAAGTAAAATTAACTTTTTTGAAAATAATTATCTTGGAATTTCTTCGATTGATTATAATACATTTTTACAAGAAATTGTAGAAAAAAATATATCTTATGTATTAGATGAAGCTGTTGTAGATTTACCACCTAGAGATAAAAGATTCTCAGGTAAGTTTAGTGTAATAAGAATTGGTGAGGAGAGTGTTACTCAAACTGTCAATGGTGTAGAACAAACAACTATACAAAAATTATATAAGCTTGATAAAATATTTTATACAGATTCAGAAGCTGATTTTGCAGACACTGTTCAACTTAAAGTAGGTGATAGTTTAGAAGTAGTATCAACACCAATTGATACACGATATACTGTAACACAAATTGATGCAAGTACAAATTCTGTTATTGTTAGATTACAAGAAGGCTCTAGGACTATAAGTATTGGTGCTGATGTTTTAAAAATAGGATCTTTAGTAAGCAATACTTTAGAAGTAGATGTTACTGTTGGATTTAATGAAAGGTGTGTAACTTTTATTAAGCCTATTGATCCTGATTCTAAAATACCTGCAGTTAACTGGTCTCCAGGTAGTGGGTTTTATACAAATGATTTAACAACTATAAATGCTGCAGGTACTGCACAGACACTTGCTGAGTATTATCAACAGAATGCTGTTGATTTTGGTAGATACTTATTATCCTTTGCACAAGATAAAATTCCAACAAGTAGAGAAGGAATAGCTCCTAATGCACCAGTCTTAAATGCTGAGGATTTTACAGTGGCTTTAATAAATGGCCAAGTTAGTAATTCCGATGCGATTGTACAACTTAAAGATTTAAGTAATCAAAAAAGTACTATTCAATCAACCTTGTCTGAATTAGATGTGGCTATTGCTCAGAGTAGATCAAAAATACAAACAACTAATTATACTACCGAGGTTGAGCGAGATGCTGATAAGAATGCCTTACAAGGTTTAATTACTGAAAGGGCTTCACAAGCAAAATTATATTCTTCAGTAGTAACTGAAATAGATTCATTTGCATCTGATAATTCAGTAAGCAGTATAACACCTAAGTATAGGGTTAGAGGGTTTTGGGCAATGCCCGAAGAAAAATCAGCACCCGATACAGGTATACAAGATATTATTAAATTTAAATATCGCTACAGATATCTGTCTGCTGATGGTGCTGCAAATGCAGTTGATCAATTTACATACACAGATGGGAGTGGAACTAGCCAAGGTGCTTTTTCTAATTATGTAATAGTAGATAGTGTATTAAGACCTAGAACAAAAAATAGTATAACAGGTTTATATGAGTGGACTCCAATTGATGATGATAATGCAAATTCAGTAAACATTAATCAATTAGATATTCCAATTAGGAAAGGCGAGCAAGTTGAGATAGAAGTAAAATCTATTTCTGAAGCTGGGTGGCCAGCTAATCCATTAGAAAGTGAATACAGTACGGCTATCAGAGTTGAATTTCCAGCAGATTTAAGTTCTGACAGTTCTCTTGAATCTATTCTTGCACAAAATCAAGAAGATTTAGCTTTGGTTGCATTAAATGAAAATTTAGAATCTATAGGATTACCTACTCACTTAAGTAGTTCATTTACAGCAAACGAAACATATTTTGCACATTCATCACCAGTAATTGCGTCAGGGTTTTTATCTGAAAATCAAACCCCTATAGATTTATTTACTAAGTTAAATGAAATGCAAAATCAATTAGATTTATTTTCAGAAATACTAAGTAGCGCACAAGGTGAATTACAAACTACATTAGTAGATGATACTGGTAATACTTTTAATTTAAGAAGAAATAGTACAACTAAAATATTTGCTGGATTCTATAGACAACAGGTTAAAGGATTAGATGATCCTAGGGGAGCTGTCGTTTCAAAAACTTATTTTATTAATATTGCAAATACATCACAAACTGCATTACAGTTAATAGCAAGAATTACAGGTAATCGTAATAGAATGGTAAAACAATCTGAAAACCCTGCATCTTATAATGCAACCACAAGCCAAGTAGGAGATTTAGTAAATGGATCTACTATTTTACCAGCAACATATTCATGGTTAGATAATAGCCAGATTAATCAGTCTAATGATAGAGCTACATTTAGAGGTGATGATACAGATTATAATACAATAAGAAAATACGATTTAACTCCATTGCTTTTAACCAACCCTAATGTTACTGCTAGTACACGGTATGGTCAAATGGTTTCATTACCGCCATATCAATCTACACAAAATAAAAACCAATTTATATATAGTAGATTTTCAGATGTATCTGCAGAAGGCAATTTTTATAGTTATATTAATCCTTCTAAAGATTATACTTTTAATTTAGATACAGTAGAAAATTTTTATGATGCGCCATCTAACACAGCAGCAGCATCGCCTACAACTGAATTTATTTGGGGTGGTGGATTTTTGGCTACTGGGTTGCCTACAACTAATTCAGGTTATCCAGCCAACGACGATAAGGTTGTTTCAGTTTCAATTGCTCATCCATTTTTGGTAAACTATGCTGCATATAGAGATGCTTATATTGCCCTCACAGGTGATACTAATACATTACCAGCTACTGCAACCGGTGGTGTTGATTGTAGCGATGCTATTACTGGTGCAGGAAATGGTACAGGTGCAGTCTTGTTTAGACAATCAAAATTTGCGCCTCTTCAAATAGATAATTCTTTTGGAACACAGCAAGCAATATATTTAAATGAAAATGTTACTGATTTAAATAATTTGGCTACAGGTTTAGGTGGGGTAACTCAATTAATAGTACCTTTTGATAGCGGGCAAACATTACAAGCTAGCCCTTCTCTAACTACAGCCTCTTTAGTTAATTTATGGGATGCAACTGCACCAGATTATATTACAGGTGGGTATAGTAGAAATGCCAAATGTTCATTTGATGGATTTGATCAATACACGCTAGGAAAACAAAGTTGTGGATCTTACTTATTTATATCTGCTGATAATCATTTAAATATTCAAGTAGACGGTGATTCAATTCAATCTAGAGAAGTTATACAATTTGGTCAACAAAATGCCGTTAGTATACCTTTAGTATTTCAATATAGAATGACTGATTATTTTGGAACTGTTTCCGGAAGTGGTTTAGGAAACGTTGGTGGAGATTCCACAGGATCTACCGTTAACCTTACCTTTGCTAAAAAAATTGGTTTTGATTTATATCCAAATAATTCAGATGTGGTACAATTTGACATTGAAGTCTCTGCTAAATATAGATCTGATAGATTAACTTTAGATGTATTTCCTAAGGCAACTGTTACTAAAGGGTTAAATGATTTAGAAAAAGTAGTAGCTGGGTTAAGGCCTTCATTAACGCAAACAAGAGTTAATAGACAAATCAGACTTACTCAAGAAAGCGCTGGCGGTGGTGGCGGTGGTGGATTTGGTGGAACTCAATAATAGTCTAATTTATTTTAACTTTATCTTTGGTGAATAAATAAAAAAAGTGAAAGATAAATGGCTGAAAACCTATTCGACAAAGCATCATATAGTTTAGTTAGGACAAACCCTAAATTAACCGCTAATGTAAAAGTAGTATCTGATGGAACAGATATTTACTTAGAATCATTTAGTGCTAATACGAGACTCTCTTCACAAAAATTTAAGGCTTTTAAGGTTGATGGAACTAGTACATATGACCAAGATGTTTTTAAATTTTTTGATAATGGCAAATTTCCTATAGAGGCTGCATATGAAATATTTCAAGAATATGAAGATGATGCAGTATTATCAACATATGGGAATCAATATGAAATGTTTTATTGCGCTGGTACGAGATCTATAGCATCAGAAAGTTACTCACAAAGCTTAGGTACTTTAGCACCTCTTTGGTTAAATGAACAGATCCCAAATTATTTTGTAATTTTCAGATTAGACAATCCTGCTGCTGTTAATAATTTTAGGGCTGTTACGGAAAATGCTGACACCGTAAATGCACAAACATCAGCAGAATTTAGTAAAAATGTATTAGAGAATTGTACTGCAATTAAAACATTTGATTTAACTGAAGGTACTACGCTAGGATCTTATATTAGGAATTATAGAAACCAAGAAAGCTTTCCAGAAGTTCCACTTAATATGACTTGGCGAAAAGACGAGCCTATTCTATGGAATGGAATATCCTACAAGTCTGGTGGATTTACTAGTTCTGGTAACTTTGCATATAAAGATTTAATTGTTAAAGATTCTACTATTATTCAAGATGAATATTTATTTACACAAGGATTTCAAAATAATGGTATTATTTTAGCTAATCTATTAAATATGGAATTTTTGTTTGATGATCCTACTGCTAGTGACTATTCCATAAATAGATATTTTGGAATGTATGTTAATGATATAGAGGAGGGGCAGTTTGATTTATCAGGTGAAGCTTTTTATAAAGGAACATCTACAGAAACAACACAACAGCCTAAAATAACAAACGTTACAGAAGTATCACAATTTCTAAATACACCGTTTGAATTAACAAATGAAAATGGTATATTATTATACTTAGATCCATTAAAAACAGAAACTATCACAGGGCTACCTACACCTACTAGAGTTAGTGAAGTAGAATCTATATTTTATGTTAAAGATAAAGAAGATGATTTTCATACTATTAAAAAAGGTTCTTTTTGGGAACAGGATCAAATAAGATTATTTGACACTAAAGTAGATATATCATTATTTACTGGATATCAGGAGCCTGATACATTTGCTAATGCAAGTATTATTAGTAGTAAAGGCTTTGCACAAATGTATATAAAAGTTTTAGATAATGTTCAAGAAGGTTCTAAGATATCATTTTATGATGGTGTAGATTTTACTGGTGCGATTTTTGCTGACAGTACAATAGCTACAGTACCGGGTAAATCAATTGAAAGATTTTTTAATCCTAATGGAACTTTACAAGAAGTTGCTCAATCTATAACATCTGCTATTAATAGAGGTATAAATGAAAATGAAAGATTTTTTGTAGCATCTTATAATGACACAACAGTTTATGTAAAGTCCAGATTTAGTGGTACAAGATTTAATAGAATGGGCTTTGAATTAGATATTCAATTTCCAGAACAGTTTATACAATTAGAAACATATCCTGTAACAACAGTAGCTGTACCAGCCAAAACCTTTGTTGGTGGTAATGATGTTAATAATAGTTTATTAAAAGTTGAACTAGGGGATCAGGATAGATTTGTAAAAGGTAATTCAGTTCAAACAACTGGAGGTTTTGCTGAAATAGGTGATTGGGTTCCATATACTGATGAACCTATTTATGATGGATTTAATCAAATAATTGGATATACTGATATAGATAAGTATGCAATTATTACATGCAATAATAATCAGATAATGGTTACGCGATCTGGTCAAGTAGCATTATATTCTGATTACAAACCGTCTTTTGGTAGATTTTCATTTTTTCCAGTTAAAGATTTTGATTTTGATTTTTATAGTAAGCAGTATAGTCAGAAAGGTGAATTGGATTTTGAAGAATTAGAATATAATAAAACAATACCTAATGCAGTTAGGCCTTTTGATATTCCTGATTATGTTGGGGTAGGTCAGACGCCAGAAATTAGAACCTTTTATGATAATGGTGGATTTTATAATCTTATTGGATTATTAAATGATGACGGGGATGTAACTGAAGATGAATACATTAAAAGTGAATATGACAGATTGCAAGAAAACTTTTTAACTTCACAAGCTGCAATATCTAGAATTGCGCCATACATTAATAAATGGGCTTGGGTTAATGATGGTAAAGATGTTAGAAATCATCCATATAGACTAGATGTAAATGAAGCATTTGGTTTAAATAATTTTGCACCATCTAAATGGGATAAAGTACAGGAAGCTAGTGGCTATACTCAAGAGTGGTATTACTTATCTGAATTTCCTTTATATTTTGATCAGGCTGCAATTAAAAGTTCATGGAGTTATATTGATACCGCACCTAGCGATAATATTGAAGCTGTACCAGCAACAGGCCAAGCTTTTGTTCCTGGTACATTTCAAGATACAACAGTTAATAACTTTAATAATTATTTTATAATACAAAGATTTACTACAGGTGGTATAACTGAGATTGATAGACAGCTTAGATATGGAAGATTTAGAGGTGGTAATGAAAAGAATTTTTCCGAAACTTTTTTAAGAGGGGTTAGAATTATAGCAAAACCAAAAGCAATACCAACTCAAAAACCAAACTTTGATTCTAAAGCATTATCTTATGTACAAGATGGATCGTTTAATGATTATAGGTTTTCTGTAATACTAGTTCCTAATTTACCTAATACACCAGAATTTCAAGTAAAGTTTATAAAAAATGAAAAGTGGAAAACTGTCGTAATGCTTATATCTATTAATTATGATATACAGTGTTTAAATCAAACAACCGAGTCTATAATTGATAGAACGTCTTTATATTCACTTAATAGTCAATATAGAGTTAATGCCGACTGTACACCGAAATTAGTAAATGGTAAACCTACATATGAGACTACAGGTTTAAGTGGTGCATTGGCATTAACACAAACAACAGGTAGTGCCGCTGCTGGTTATACAATAAAAGGCCAGGCTGATAGTAATGGTATCCCTACTAATTTTATAAATGATATTAGAATACTCGAGGATGGAACTTATGGAGAAATTAAATTTGTTATTGCTGGAGATGCTTATTCCATTGGAGGTATTCAAACAATTATAGATTCAAATACATTCGTTGCTAAAACTTTCACAGTTACACCTGGGGGGACTAGTACTAGTTATGATATGCAAGTACCAACATCAGTTCCTAGTAATGCACAATTAAAAGTTGCTTCATATGTGATTTCACAAGGTGGATATAATCAATATACTAACATATTAAATAAAGCTTCTTTTGGTGAATTATTTGATTCTGTTAATGAAGGTGACCCAAGCATTATATATGAAACAATATCTGAGGATGGATCACAAGTTAGAAATATCGACGGTACATTATCACAAACCTTTAGTATTACATTAAGGGCACAAGATGATATCTTAAAATCTATTTATATAGGTAAATTACCTGATCCTGCTAAACCTACTGCTTTTAATTTAACAGATGCTGTTGGTTTTGATTTATCTTTACAAAAGACTCCTCGCATAACACCTATTGCTAGACATGCTGGATACTATGAACCTTATGCTTTACCTTTACTTTCATTTAGAGACCCATATCAAAATTTAGATTTTGGAAACCCACAAGAAGATGAGACATATAAATTAAAAGTATTAGAACTATGTAAATATAAAAATGCACAATTTAATAGTAGTGATTCTTCGTTTGGGCAAATACCTAATTTCTTTTATCATAAAGTAAATGAACAAGATCCTTCGACTATTTTAGAATTATCTCGGGCAAGTGCATTTCCTAGCCTATATCCACTCATTAATGAAATAGGTATTGACTATAGAAATTTTTATGCATTCTCTTCTAATTGGGAACCTTCTTATTTTGTTAAAAATATTGATAAATCACAGACACAAAGAGTAATAGGTACAAGATCTATGTTTGAAAGAAAATCCTTTTTTGGTTCTAAATATCTTAAAGTTCCAGAAACAATAATATTAGATACTTTCAAACCGCACCCTTTTGAAAAAAGAGCTATTAGGCAACCTAGTTTAATAGATGGTACATTTATGTATCAGGATCAGCCTTCTGTTACAATTAATAAAAAAATTATTCAGAGTGTTGGTGTCAGACAATTAAGAGAGATAAAAAGAAGGCCATCAGCACCAATAGAAACATTTTATTTGTTTAATCAAAAAAGATTAATTGAATATTTATTTACTCCTATAAAGGAACAATTTTTAAAATATGTAAAAGATTCATTTGGGTGGGGTAACTTAGAAACTTTAGATGATGATGTTAATGAATATATAAGAGAAAATATTTTAAAGCTTTATAAAGTTGAGAAAGTTGAATTTTATAATTTAGCTAGTAGAACCAAAGGATCTTCAACTTATACAACTGCTGAATTAACAAATGCTGAAAAAATTAGTAAAGGATTAACTATTAATAATAATGTTTCATCAAAAACATTAAATACAAACCTATTTGATTTAAAGCTAATATATAATAAAAGAACAGGTTTCTCTGAATCATACGGGTTCAGTGTTACGATAGTTAAAAAATAATAGAAAAGAAATGCCAATCACTATACAAGAAATAATAGCATCAGATACTATTTCACAACTGGTCGATAAAACAAATTTTAATTTTGACCAATTGTTACTTAATGGTGGAGGGCCTGCTGGACCTGTCGGCCCAAAAGGACAAATTGGACCAGCTGGTGGTAGAGGTCCAAAAGGAACCACGTGGTATGAAGATACCTCTACCGTAGCTCCTGGTGTTACGCCGATTGCAGTTCCACCAACTGCTACACCATTACCTGGTGATTATTATTTACAATTTAATGGACAAGTTTGGGAATATGTTAGTACTGCCTGGTTGGCGACAACTGTTAACCTAACAGGACCTACTGGACCAGCAGGTCAGAGTGGTGGATTTGGGTTAGATTTTGGTTCACCAACAGTTCTTACTGATAAGACTGCTGTTTATAATGGTCCTATAGGTACTATTGGGCTAGGGCCAACACTAGAAAATGAAGGTGTCCCTTCTGTGATGATAGGTGGTGCAACTGAATATACTCCTAATGTAGATGCTTCAATTCCACTAACACCTGCATTTATTATTCCTAATGCAGTTGCAGGTGGATTAATATCTGAAGTAGCCTCATTAATGATTCACCAAAAGGATGCTACAAGTAAAGCTATAGTGTTTCATGGAGGTAGGCTGCGAACTGCTTCACCTTCACCAGCTACAGATGGAAATCCAAGTAATTTTGACCAAACTTCAATTAATAGTTTATCTAATATTGCTATTGGATATGATGATAAATTAATTTTAAATGTTCCTAAAATAGCTACATCGCCATCAACGCAAGCTGATTTAATTGGTTTATCTGTATTAACACCAACAAAATCTCAAGAGTATGTAGCAGGAAAGGCTATTTCATTCTCAACTAATAATAGACCTACGGAGGACTTATCCGGTGAAAATTCTGATTTCCTTATTTCAGTAGGTGGTAATAATAAATATGTATGCACAACAGGTGGAAGTAGTAATACAACACAATTACAGCAAGGTGGTGGTTTTAGTGTTGTTACAGGTAGTAATTCAGAAGTAGGGGCAATTCAAATGTTATCAGGTTTAATTAATTTAACTTCATCAGTAGGTAAAAATATTCAATTAAATGCAGGTGGGTCTTTAAAATTAAATACTACTTTAGGTACAAATAATGCAGGGCTAATAGAATTAACTTCCGGTATTGGTGGAATTCTTGGACAAGTAAGTAATAATGGAAGTATAACACTTTCACAAAGTGATTCCTTGGCAACTGCCACAGGAAACATCAATATTATTAATTCTTCAACTGCACCTAATACAGTAGTAGGTGGTGATATTTATATAAAAGGAAATAGTCAAATATATTTACAGAACGCAGTTACGAGTGATACTGAGGCACCTAGTATAGTTATTGATTATGGTTATCATGATAACAACGATCCAACTAAACCTTTAATACCTCATACAAGATTTGCAGGTAAAAGTACATGGCAGAGATCAAATATGAACGTTACAGTTTATCCTGATACTGGTGGGGGAGAACCTTATCAATTTAATTATTTAGATTCGACTCTTACAAACTCTGCTAGGGTTTTTAGAAAAACTGGTAGTCAGTCTTTAACAGATGTTATAGCTGGTGCTAAATATGAAAGATGGGTTGGTGGTACTGCTGCTCAAACTAATGAACCAATGCATCAAATAACTATTATGCAAGGTAATGAAGGCAGTCCCAATGGTTATCCTATTACAGCGCCATATGAGGCTTATGACAATTCACTAACATTAAAAGTCTCTGATAAAGATGAGAATAAAGATTATGTTACTATAAGTAAAAATAAGATAGGTGTTGCTGCTCCGTTTGTATGGAAAAGAAGTAATGAGGCGAATAGTACTAATAATTCGGCACCTGATAGTGGAGCAAATGCAGAATCTAGTGGCCAAACAAAAAAATACGGTTGGAATCCAAGAAATTCTAACAGTACCCCATCTAGAACTGCAGAAGGTGGAATGCCTACAACTGCTGATTTAAATGTTCCTTATATTGAAATTGGTATGGGACAGGGTTTTGGGCCTAATGGTGGTGGAAGTTACAAAGATAGAAAAGGTTTTGATAGAACGTTTGATTTCCCTTTAGGACAATATCCAGGTCAGCAAATAAAAGTTATTATGTATAATCAGGCTTATGATTATAAAACTCTTAGAAACACAGGAACGGTTGATCATTATGAATATTATGGAGATTTTGCACTAAGAATACCACAAATGAGAATGCAAAGACCAACTGGTGGGACATATACTGATTGGTGGGCAAGTGTTGCCACAGAACCAGGTGCTAGTCAACTTATAACGTTAACACTTAGTGCAGCAAATGGAGTTCTAGGAACAGGAAAAAGGCTTGCACTTGAATTAGTGTGGAATGGTGGATACCAGAAATATACAAGAGGCTTCCCACTTAATCCTGGAAATAATGCTAACGCAAGTGAGGTTACAATACAATATGGTTGGGATATATCTGCATTATCTTTCGCTGGTGTATTCACAAATGGATGGAATATTAATCAATTGGACAGTGGTGGAAGTACAACGATACCAACAACTTCACCTCCAGTAACATAATTTTAATAAATTAAATATGACAAAAAAAGAAATAAAAGAACTTAATGAATATGTAAGTAGGTATAGGGAAATACAACTTTCATTAGACTTAATGCAAAAAAGTATTCAAAGTTTAGCAAAGAAAAGAGATGGTCTTTTTGAAGAAGTAGATGGAATGAAATTTAAAGAAAAAAGTTTTATAGAAAAAATTGCAAAAAAATATGGAGCTGCTGAAGTAACTCCTAATAAGTTAATGAAATATTTAAAATGATTTTAATTATTAAAAATATTCTTGGTATTCTAACAGACCCAAAGAACACTAGAATGTTTTTATTGGGTGGTATTGTAGTGCTACTTTTTTTGTTGGTTAGACAATGTAATGAAACTGAATATGCAAAAGGTGAAGTTACTAGATTTCAAAATAATCTTTTGGCTGCTAATGATACTATTCTTAATTATATAAATGAGAATGGTGAATCGGTTGGAGAAATCAAAGGTCTAAATTTATCATTAGAAGAATTAAGAGATAGTTTAGATTATGAAAAGAGTAGACCTCCTATAACAATTGTAAAATATAAAACAATTATAGAGGAAAGAATCCTAGAAGTTCCAGTCAAAACAAAAGACACTGTTGTTAAACAAGATGGTGTGGAGTTTAAATCGGTATTAAGTTTTGATTCTAAAAGTAATTGGAAAAAAAGCTCAAGATTAATTGATGTCTCTTTACCTTATACATTTACCGATAGCTTAATGTTTGGTTCTGCAACAATAGATTTAAAACAAAATATATGGTTAGATGCTACATTATCACAGGACTTAAGTACAAAAGAAGTTTTTATTAAATTAACTTCTGATTATCCTGGTACAACATTTAATAATACCCAAGGAATTATGATTGATCAAAATAGCCCTGAGTTTAAAAGTATACAAATGAAAAATAGAAAACCTTTTGGATTAGGTCTTAATATGGGAATGGGAATTACTGGTAACGGTAATTTTGGACCATATATCGGAATAGGAATTTCTTGGAATCCAAAGCTTTTGCAATGGTAAATAAATAGAATAGAATGGAATCATCAAGGTTTATACAAATATCGGAGCAAATACTTATAGAGTATGTATATACTAGTCAGGCAACGCCAACTACATATAATACTGCTACTTATCCAGTTGAGCTCATGCGGGATACTAATACTAAAGGAACTTATTTCTTTAATACCGATACAGTTTCTGCTGTTATGGGTAATTATAGGGATATCTCTGCAGTATCTAATAATACAACTAAAACACAATATGTTTCTTTAGATACAGATATAGGAGTTCCTTATAACGACTTTAGCCCAGCACTAACTGATTCTGCTAATCTTTTACAAACATTTAGCCCAGAATTAGATGTTGCTTATGACAAGATAAAAATTCATTTTATTGCTGGTTTTAGTTTTGAAGAATTTGACGGTATTGTGTTTGAATCATTAGCCCCTAGGAGAGACGGCGTGATGTTAAATCTTTCGTCTATTAATTTCTTAAAAAATGATACACCAACATTTAACCCTGATCCTTTATTAATTGCAGATAAATTATATGCAACTTATATTGAATGGAGAGTACCTTCTTTGTACTTTATGAATAATTTATTTAATGCAGCTGATCCTAATGGTATAGCTTATAAGATTACTGAAGGCCAAGGCTTTTTAGGAACCCCTGCTATTACATTAAAGGCAACGGGTATTTATGAAACTATTGTTGAAAATGCATACAGCTTTTATAATATGCAAGAAATTAATTCTGTTTCTATATTAAGCAGGGATATCTATGATAATTTATATGCTGAAGTAAAACAATCAGATAACGGTGATTATTTTGAATTATCTGGACAAGTTGCAGGATCTACATTTAGTAATTTTATTGCACAGTTAAATTCTTCAGGTGGTAATTATGTAGTATTCCATGAAATAAGTGTTACAGAACAAGTTGGACAGGTGTTTACTCAAACGAGCTTTCAGGTAATATCTCAAGACAATTTATTTGATGAACCTGTTTTATTTAGACCAATTATAAAAAATGCGAACAGTGCAGTTTCTTTTTCTATTAATTATGTATTAAGATTATATAATAAAGCTGATGCTACACAAATTATTAAAAATGCTAAACTAACTTCATTTGAAACTCAAAAATACGGGCCTCAAATGGTGCAAATTAATTTAGGTGTAGTACCAACAGTTGCTAATGTTTATAATCGAATTAATAATGACACAGGAAAACAAATAGTAATTGGAACTGGTAGTGGATTAAGCAATAGTGCCGTTCCAACTGCAGATACCACAGAACAAATAGTAGAAAAACTTGTAGTAAAAACATCATATGTAACTACATTTAGGGATAGAATAAAAGTAAAAGCTGCGATTTCTCCAGTTAAAATACAAACAATAACACAAACTAATGGCCGCACAGAAAAATAGATTATCGGAAGCAGAAGAAATTCAAAAGAAAGCAAGCACTCCTCAGGTTGTGAGTGGTGTAAGAACTAATATATCTTTGACAAAAACAGAAAAGGAATTTTACCAAAGATTTGTTAATTTATCTGTAAATGAAGAACCATTGCCACAAGGAGATGGGATGATTAGAATATCTTTATTTGATGATTATTATCTTTTTACAATATACGATGAAATTGATAATGAAGATACTCCAATTGACTTAAGTAATGTTGGTGATCTATATTTAAACTTTATCGGTTCTACTGATGAAATTGATATCTTAAATCATACACAAGTAGACGAAATAGATTTAGCACAAGGTCAAATATTATTTAGAATTACTAGGTCTGATAGTAAAAAAATATTAGCATTAGATAATAATAATTTTTATATTTCTAGTAAAATGGTAGATCCTACAGATGGTTCTACTTCAGATGAAACTGTATTGTATCAAGGTGTTTGGTTAGCTGTAGATGATGCAAATAGAATTACGCTTACAAGACAAATTGAAGAAGCAAGAACAGAGTATAGTATTTTATTAGGAAGATTACAAACGCAGATCGATGAACTTACACAAGACAATGCAGAATTAATAACTTCAGCCCAAGAAGATGAAGCTACTATTATAAGACTGCAAAATAATAATAATGAACTAACAGATGAATTAGCTGAATTAACTAAAGATTTAAAATCTACAAGAATAGCAGCACTTAATCAAAGAGCCAAGGAAGCACAAAAATATGCAGAATTACAAATGCAAAGGAGGCAACAGGTGAAGGCTCTTAAACAGTCTTTAATAACGGCATTAACAAAATCTAAGAAGGTTGAGTTTTATAAAAATGCTGCTAAGAATTTACAGAACTTTACAGTAGGTAAAACTCCTATTACTACAAAAGTAGTTGATGAAGCTAATTCTAGATTTGATAGATTTAAAGGTTTCTTTGGTGGGCGTGGTAGATTTGGTAGATTTTATTAAAAGAATATAAATTATGATATTAAGCGCAAGAAATAATCAGTTTAAGTTTGACTTTCCTAGAAATTTTATACCTGATCCAATTATTAAAAAATATAAACCGTTTCTTAATAGAATCCCAGGTGGGTTAATTAAAGAACCTATTGATTATTGGAATTATGGAATACAATCATTAAATTTACCAGGACCATCTTTTGATCCAGTAACCCAGGTAGATTACCCAGGAAACCAGAGAGCATTTAGATCTAGCCTACCTAAGCAACAATTATTTGATAAATCACTAACTGTTACCATGCAAGCATTTGACGGGTATGTTAATTATTGGATGGCCGTAGAAATGTTTGACTATTATTATAAGTTAAGTGGTAAACACCCATATTTACCAGAAGGTGTAGGTGTACAAATGTTAGATGCAGATGGTACTGTTTTTGTTACTATACAATTAAAAGATATGTTTATTTCAAATATAGGTGCATTGGATTTAAATTTTTCTAGTAACACTATTGAATTTCAAACTTTTGATATTGAATTTAGTTATAATGTCTTAGATGTTGTAGTTAACATAGCCTAATATATAAACAAATAAAGAACTGAAATGAAAACCTTTAAAGATTATCTTACTGAAAATGAAACTTCACTAATTGATATACAAAGTATATTAAATGAATCTCATGAACTAACTGAAGAACAAGATGCTGCAATAGATTTTGCAGTAGAAAGAATTCTTGAAGCTCAGAAGGAAGGTAAGAATTTAGAAGACTGCGTCGAAGAAATAATTAATGAAGGTTTACTAGGAAGTATATTTGGTGGATTAACTGGTTTTGCTTTGGGGAAAACTATAGGTAAAGCAGTAGCCAAAGTATTAGGTGTTACTAAAGGTGTTCTTTATGATTTATTAACCTCACGTCTTGTAGGTGCTGCCTTAGGTGCAGTTATCGGCAAGAGAATATAACTATAATGATTCATATAGGAATTGACTTTTCATTAAATAGCCCAGGTGCCTGTATCGAAACAGATAATGGCAAATATCACTTTATAACTTTTTTTAATTACGGAAATCGTATATGGGATGAAGAAGGTAGAAAAATACCTAAAGCATTCAGTATACATAAAGAATTAATGGATGATTCTGCATTGTTAGGATTTCCTTATAATAGAGATGTAACTAGTAAAGAGTTTTTACCTAGAGAGAGACAAAAACTACAGGATGCTGCAAATATAAGTTCTCTTATGGTTAATATATTTTCTACACTATTTGAAGGTGATGAAGTTTCTGTTGCATTAGAAGGATTTTCATATGGCTCTAAAGGTAATTCATTTATAGATATAATTCAATACAATACATTTCTAAGAAAGGAACTAATAGATAAGTACTCTATTGAAAATTTATCTGTCTTTCAACCATCTCATGTAAAGAAGTTAGCTGGGAAAGGAAATGCCAATAAACATTATATGGCTAAAGCATTCCAAGATGATGTCCTTAATGATAAGAACTTAAGAACTACAAAATTGTGGAAATGGTGTCAAGGAAAAGACTTCAGCATTAAAATTCCTAAACCCATTGATGACATAGTTGATGCCTACTTTATTCTTAAAGCCCTAAAGGCTAACAATTAGATACTTTTCTTTCTCTGAATAGTTAAAAATTATATTGCAACATGTTAACTTTGTTTCAGCTTTACATAAAAAAAATTAAAATAAAATGATAAAACCTTTAGGAAATAGAATATTTTTAAAAAAAGATGAACAATCTAAAAGAAAAGGCAGTATAATTTTAATGGAAAAGAAAGGTATGTTTGCCCCACCATATTCTGGTACAATCGTCGGAATAGGTGAAGGTGTCGAGGATACAGATTTTCAAATAGGAGTAAAGGTTCTTTTTCATGATTTGGCAGGTACAGAAATTAAATATAAAGAAGAAACTATATTAAGTTTAAGAGAACGTGATATAACTGCAATAATAGATAAAAATGTACAAATAGTCTGAAACAAACTTACTTAGGGGATATATAATAAACAAAGGAATCAATAAAGTATTGGTACTTTTTAAACTGGCGATAACAAGGCAAAATAAATAGGCAATTAAAATAAGTAGTTTAGGCATAGAGCTTTGTTATCATTTAAATAATAATAAATTAATAACAAAAAAAAGGCAATTAACATGGCAAATGAATTCGACATTTTTAACGTAAGTGTAAAAGATTTAGACACTGGTGAAAGACCATCTACCGCAGGTAGTGATCTTTATTCACCTAAACCAGATCAAGGACAGGACGGAACTTACCGTTCTTTAATTAGGTTTCTACCTAATGCCAAAAACCCAAGAAAACCATTCGAACGCAAGTATGTTTACTGGCTAGAAGACAGAGAAGGAAACGGCTTTTATGCTGATTCCCCATCAACGGTTGGAGAAAAATGTCCAGTACAGGATATGTTCTTTAAACTAAGAAACTCTGAATCTGCAGTAGACAAAAAGATGTCGGAAGGTTTAAAGCGTAGAGAAGTATTCTATGCATTAGTACAAATCGTAAAGGATCCACAAAACAGAGATCTTGAAGGGCAAGTTAAAATCATGAAGTTTGGTTATAAAATCAAAACCAAAATTGATGAGGAGTTAAATCCACAATTTGATGAACCTACTCAAGTATTTGATCCATTTGAAGGAAAGAACTTTGAATTAGTAATTTCTAAAAAAGCAGGGTTCCCTAATTATGACTCAAGTAAATTCCACGGAAATAAATCTCCAATGACAATTGAAGGTGAAGCAGTATCTAATGATGATGCAAGCCGTAAATTAATTTTAGATTTATTAAAGGATGCTCCTGATTTATCAAGCTGGGGTTATAAGGCCTGGGATGATGTAGTAAGAGGAAAGGTAATGAATGTATTATCTCAATTTACATCTCCAGGTGATTCAATCCAAAATATCACAAGATCAAAACCAGCACCTTCTACTCCAAAAGTAACTGAGGCTGCTGCAACTAAAGCAACAACTGAAACAAAGGAAACTCCTAAAGCTGAACCTGCAAAGGCTGGTGAAAAGGCTGATGACTTTGATGATTTCATTAATGGTTTAGATCTTTAATAAGTATGGCAGAAGAAGTAATAATATCTTCTGAAATGAAAGCTCGGATCATTGATAAGGTGGTCCGAGTTCTTCATACTAATCATACCCATCCAGAAAAAAGAAGAATGCTGGAGAGTAAAGGCAGGTTAAATTTTGCTTGTCCTTACTGTGGAGATTCGCATGATAACGTTAGGAAGAAAAGAGGTAATCTATATTGGAATGATTTATACTTTCATTGTTATAATTGCTCAGCACATGCATCATTAGATGTTTTCTTAGCTGAACATAATCAAAACTTTGAAGGTGATGATAGAATTGATGTAATTAATTATATTAAAGAAAATCGCAAACATTTTTCATTAGGTGAAAATTTAGATTTTTATCTATTTGATAAAGCAAAACAATTAGCATTAACTTTTGATGAAATAGCTTTGGGTTTTAATGTTTATCCAATTAATACTTTAACTTACCAAGCATATCCTTATTTAAAGAGTAGGTTACTCCATCATAAAACTGAAAGATTCGGTTTTGATCCAAGGCGTAGAGAACTGTATGTTTTTAATTTAACACCTGATGGCAAAATACTAGGATTTCAAACCAGAGACTTAGGAGGTGGTGGCGGTCCTAAATATAAAACATGGAATATAGAAAGAATCTATGATAGGTTAAAAATAAAATTAGATGTAACCGAAGAAGAATTAGATAACTTAAATAAAATCTCAATGTTATTTGGCATCTTAACTGTTGATATGGCCAGAGACTTCTCTATATTTGAAGGTCCTATTGATGCAATGTTTATGAATAATTCTATTGGATTAACTGGGGTTAAAAAACAAATAATAGAATTTAATGAAATACCTACAGCTCGGTATTTCTTTGATAATGATTTAGAAGGCAAATCTAGAATGATTGATAAATTAAAAGGTGGGCAATCGGTATTTATGTGGGATAAGTTTTTAAAAGAATTTAATATTCCTGCAAGAAAAGTTAAAGATTTAAATGATTTAGTGAAATGGGAATACAGTAATAGATCTGGGTGCTTAAGCGACTTAGATAAATATTTTACAACAGATTCATTAGATATTATTTTTATATAATGAGTTTAAAAAATTATAATAATTTTGTGAGTGAAGAAGTAAATGATTTTTATGATGATTTAGAAACAAGTAAAAAAAGACTTAAGTTTTTTGCTACTTTTAGTAAATCAGAGTTAAATCAAGTAAAAACTAATTTTTCTATACCAGCACCGAAAAAGAAGTTTCAGCCTAAAGTAAAGGGCTTTAAAAAGATTAATAATGATAAAGGTATATTTTAATGGAATATAATGATTCTGCTACTGGTGACGCTAATGAAGAATTGGCAACTAGATTAGCTAAAGATAGGGATGATTGGAAAGGAAAGATAACTCATTTAATTAGTTTATTAAAAGAAGTTAGAAATTTATCCGAGTGCCAAGTAAATATGTTATCTTATAGACAAATACTATTAGATAAAATTACTGATTTTAAAACAACCAAACATAAAAGGCAAGCTTCATATGATAGGTACTATAAAATTAAGTACAGAGAATATTCAATTGATTATGATGTTAAATTAACAAGTGGAGAAAAGGTTGCTTTTATAAAGGCAGACTTATCTCATTTAAGGACGCAGATGGAAATGCTACAATCTCATATGGATTACTACCAAGAATGCATTAAGACTTGTGATAATCTAGCATTTGCAATAAGAAATAGAATTAACCTAGACGATAAAGAATATTAATGGAATTATCACTATCTGAAAATAAAAAGTTTTTAGTTATAGATGCATGTACTGAATTAGAGTATGAGCAGCTAAAGAGTAGCTTGACTAAAAAAATTGAAGGATGGAGATTTCACCCTTTGGTTAAAAAGAAAGTATGGGATGGTAATGTATCATTTGTAAAAAGAAATAAAATACCTGCAGGTTTATGGAAAGAAATATTAGATATATGTAAAGATTATGATTTTCACGTTACCCTAAATAATATAACTAATATTTTTGATACCGAAATTAAAGAAGATAAGTTTAGGGAATGGGTTACAGAAATATTTAAAAAACAACCAGATTTTAAACCTAGGGAATATCAAATAGATGCAGCGTTTAAAATTTTAAAATATAGAAGGTGTTTAGCAGAATTAGCAACATCTGCTGGTAAAACATTAATATCATTCATGGTAGTTGCTTATCTTATGGATAAATTGAATAAGAAAAAGATATTAATGATTGTTCCTAATGTAAATTTAGTTTTACAGGCTACTGGTGATTTTGATGAATATAATAAAGTAGGTGTCCCACTAAAGACCCAGCAAATATATGCTGGTGTAAAAATAAGAAAGAGTTCTAATCTAGTTATTGGTACTTACCAATCTCTAGTTAAAAAGGATGAAGAATATTTTAGTCAATTTGATGCTGTATTTGTAGATGAAACACATAAAGCAAAAGCTAACTCTATTCAAAAGATAATGGATAAATGTTGGCATTGTGATTTCCGATTTGGCTTAAGTGGAACTATTCCTAAAAAAGGAACCGTTAATAGGTTAAGCTTAATGTCTGCTATGGGACCGTTAGTTACTCAAGTTAAAGCCAACCAATTACAACAAGAAGGTTTTATTGCAAGCTGTAAGGTTATACAACTTCATATGGATTATGCAACACCTGAACAAAAAGAATCATTTTCTTTTCTATCTAAAAATCCACAAGATAGACAAAGATTATTTGGATTAGAACAAAATTTTATAAATCAAAGTGAGAAGAGACTAGATTTTGTTTGCCAAGTAATTAAAAAGTCAACATCCAATTCACTAGTGCTAT